CTTTGACGGGTCGTAAGATTACGACCTTAAATAGTAGTGATACCCCACCCCGGGACCGATCGATTCTTGCGAATCTGAAAAGGCTCCTGATATTGGGCACCACCGTCGTGACTAAAGTCACGACAGTTCACTACTTCGCCGGGTTATTGAGTGATTACTCACGCCGGAAACAAATTAAGAACAACACACGCTTAGATAACTACGTCGATCTCCTGAAGAACTGGGAGGCCACCCGGGCGATGTTGGAGCTTACATACGGACACTTGACCAACAAGGACATCCACAAACCAAAGAATCGTAAGATCCTTCGGTCGTGTTTGACCTTTATTGAGGCAGTGTGTACGCATGGGCTCCAACGAATCGCCAAGGAGACCTCCGCAGCCTTACGGGTTAAAGCCTTGCGCCCGGTCGAGATGAAGTTTGCGAATTTCGCGAACCGCGGAAAGACCCCTAGGGCCCTATTCCTCGCGTCCTGCTATTCTCGCGCCCTAATCATCCGACCAGCCGACAAGGCCACCCTTCAGAAGGAGGTCGACGCATGTATCACTCGAATTACCACACCCACTCCCCTTCCGTCAACGGAAGTCCTTGAGCGTCTTCGTGCCTACATCGTTCTCCTACTAGGGAAGAAAGACGTACCCGAAGACACCCTCGTACCGTTGCCGAATGGGAAGTCTTGCTTCGAACGATCTGCCGCAAACGGCGGAGCCACCATCGCCCTAGAGACGTACGGATGGATCCCCGCTTCTGTGCAAATCGCCGAAGACATGGACGCGGTGTTCGAGGCCGCCTGGGAGTTCGACATGGACGCTGGTAACGTGACATGGGGCGACACCCCCGAAGAACATGTGTTCCATTATGGAACCATGAACTCGGAGATAGACGCCGCCATGATCGCCGTCACTGACGCGTACGTGTCACCTCCCACCGATCGCAGACGGACGCTGCCCGAGACCTTTGTCGAGGCGATGTTTGAGGCGAGGTTCAACCGTAAGGCTAAACTTCTCCCCATCAATCAGCCTGACGGTAAGATTCGGGTAGCGACCATTCATCACTCGAGTGTCTCCTGGGCTGCCCGTGCGATGTCATCATATCTGATGCCCATCACACGCCAGCTGTCGATAACTCGAGAGATGCTCCGCAATCAACCCGTTCAACTCACAAACACTACCCATGAGGATAAGTTCATCTACTCTGCTGACCTGAGTAAGTCCACTGACCCAATCTCTATTGACCTAGCCAACTTCGTGTTGACGGCGATTCTGACACACCTTGGCAACAAACCCACATGGTGGGATGATGCGCAACGTGCCGTAATCGCCGAACAGGAGTTGTGGTACAACGAAGAGAAAGTCGGGACCTCCGTCTGCGGAGCCCTGATGGGACTCGGTCCTGGATGGACTGTGTTGTGTCTGTTGAACGGCTTCGCCGCCCATGAAGCCGGGGCACGCCGTGGAGATCATGCGATCTGTGGCGATGACCTAACCGGCTTCTGGACAGCGAAGGTGATTGCGGGGTACGAACGGAACCTCGAGGTCCTCGGGCTCGTGGCTAATAAATCGAAGTCCTTCGTCTCTAGAACACACGGGGTGTTCTGTGAGAGACTAATGACGAAGATGAATGCACACGAGGTTAGAGGCTGCCCCGAAGTTAGGATCGGCGAAGCGTGTGGTGCTCGTGCCCTGAACGGGGATAAGGGTCGCATGGTGCTGGACAGTCTGAACAAACTGACCGGGCACCCTGTGATCCGAAACCTCGCTCGGCGCGTAGCGCGTCGTCTGAAGATCTGCAATGTGCCGGGCTCCCTCGCGAGTGGAGGAGGTGGGATCGTCGGTCGGACTCGTGCAGCGGATGTCATCCGCTACATCAAGTTCGGGCCTACCCAGCTCCTCACTCACGAGAGTGCACCCGGTTACACTGACTTCAGGCGGGAACTACGAAACCTGCCGATAGTGAAGGAAGGGCCGACTGCTCGTGAGATGCTTGTCCAGTCCATGGCGTACCATGAACTTGAACACCGTCTCACTGAGAAGCGACCGAGTCCTAAACCACGACAGAAGAGTAGCTCCGAGATCCGCGAACAAGTGGTACAGAACGAAAAGGCGATTTCTCGCCTCTTGACCAAATGTCACGGACCTCTCAACGCTCTTCGCGCCTTGGGCACAAACACATACGCCCGGATGACCCCCCGTCTCGTCCGTCACATCTCTCACCATATACGGCGAAAGGCCTACCAAAAGGCCCTCTCGCTCGCACAGAAGAGTTGGGACGTAAAGATCGCAGGGTCAACCGCGCGTACTTTGTTCTTATCTGCGCACTCCGAATACAAGCCCAGGTTCACAAGGAACCTAACGCCCGCACCAGAAGTGTGGGATTCATCGTCGGACTAACCGATCG